AAGCATTCTCGTCAACACTGTCGGAAGATTTCGGTGTAGAACTGCCCGGAAGCGTACAGACATTCCTTGGAGTGATCCAAAACCTGTGGGATGATTTCCAGTCATTCATTGGATGGATAGGAAGCACCGCCGAAGCAACACTGGGCGGATTAAAAGATACAATCGCAGAGCATGAGCCACAGCTACAGGCAATCATGGATTTGTTATCAGATGTGCAGCAGAAATTCTCGGAAGCCTTCGGGGGCGCAAGTGATGATGCAAGCAGTCTGGTAAGCGGAGGACTTCCGGCACTGGTCGGGGCACTCTTGGATGTACTGGGCGCAGCGGCAAATGTACTCGACAAATTCGTGGAATGGAAAGGTTTTATACCTACCGTGACCACACTGGCGACAGCCATCGCAGGATTTAAACTTGCGAAAACAGCGATAGAGATCGCAAAGGTTACCAAGGCAATGACACTGCTTCGGGTAGCCAAGATAAAGGATAAAGCGGAAACATTGTATCTGAACGCACTATATGCCAAGGACGCAATCGTGAAAGCAGCATCCACAGCAGCAACATGGGCACAAACAGCAGCCACAACCGCATGGAACGTGGTCTGCACGGCGGCGACAGCGGTAACGACCGCACTGGGTGCAGCGTTTACATTCTTAACCAGTCCGATTGGCTTAGTAATTCTGGCAATCGGAGCAGTAATCGCTATCGGTGTATTACTGTATAAAAACTGGGATACGGTAAAGGAAAAGGCGGGGCAACTCGGAGAGTGGATCTCCGCAAAGTTCTCCGCATTGAAAGATGCGGTCTGCAATGCGGTGGACGGTTTCAAAGATAAATTCCCGGTAGCCTTCGAATTTATCAAGGGTGTATTTGATGGATGGTGGACAACCGTCAAGGGAGTAATTGACGGAGTGAAACAGGTATTCCAGGGAATCATTGACTTCGTAGCCGGGGTATTTACCGGAGACTGGAGCAGGGCACTGGATGGACTGAAAAACATCTTCCTCGGAGCATTTAATGCGCTGAAATCGTTGGCACTCGCTCCTTTGAACGCACTGAAGGGTGTAGTAACCGGAGCATTTAATGCCATAGACACAGCCACAGGCGGAAAGCTGACGGCAATTAAAGAAAAAGCGTCCGAATGTTGGAACAATGTGAAGCAGACGGCAGGTACAGTATTACAGGCAGCCAAGGACACTGTAAGCGAAAAGCTGAACAACATGAAAACCGCATACGAGCAACACGGTGGCGGAATCAAGGGTGTAGCAGCCGCAGCGGTCGAGGGTGTCAAAGGATATTACACAGCCGGATACACATTCATAGACAATCTGACAGGCGGAAAGTTATCAGCCATCAAGGATAAGTTCACATCCAAGATGGGCGAGGTAAAGGCGAGCGTTTCGGAAGCATTCAACAATGTCAAAGACACAGCCGGAAACCTCATGGAAATAGCCAGAGCAAATGTGGGCGAGAAACTCGATGCCATGAAATCAGCGTATGACAGTGCAGGTGGAGGTATCAAGGGAGTAGCTGCAGGAGCGATGGCAGGTGTGCAGAGCACCTTCTCCGGTGTCATGAGCACCGTGGACAGTCTGACAGGCGGAAAACTGTCAGCAATTCAGAATTCATTCACGAATAAACTGAATGCAGCCAAGAGCACGGTCACAGGTATTCTGGACGGCATCAAGTCAGCATTCAGTGAGAAACTGGAAGCAGCAAAGAATGTGGTATCCGGAGCGATAGAGAAGATAAAAGGCTTCTTTAATTTCTCGTGGAGTCTGCCGAAGCTGAAGCTGCCGCATTTCTCAATCAGTGGAAAATTCAGTCTGAACCCACCGAGCGTGCCATCATTTGGAATCGACTGGTACAAAGACGGTGGTATTATGACAAACCCGACTGCGTTCGGATTTAACCCGAATACCGGAAACACCATGGTAGGAGGGGAAGCCGGAGCGGAAGCAATCGTACCGCTTACCCAGTTATGGGAAAAGATGACCTCAATCATCAAGAGCGTGATCGCAGAGAGCCAGAACGGTGGCGCAGGCAATGCGCTGTCGGCACTGGTTGATAAGGTCGGGGCAGCAATGCAGGGAAGCACGCAGACACCAATATCCGGTCTGCTCGACAGACTGAGTGGCGGTGGAAACGAACCGCAACCTGCAACAGCAAACGGAGCACCAATCACATACGCACCAGTATATAACTTCAACGGTGCAGCACCTACGAAGGATGACCTGGTGGATGCAGAGCGTATGTCACAGGCAGAATTCAATGAAATGATGGAGCAGTGGCAGCGTGACAACGACAGAAAGAGGTTCTAAGGAGGCGAGAGGATGACAGGCACATACGAAACGGTGCAGGGCGACACATGGGATAAGATAGCGTACCAGGTCTACGGAGACGAGAAGTACGCAGGATACCTCATGGAGAACAACCGCCTGCTACTGGAATACCTGGTATTCCCAGGCGGGGTCACTCTCGCCACACCGGAACCGACAGACGAGGTAGACGAAGATCTGCCAATATGGAGGGATTAAGCATGGACCCAAGGAAAGCAACTGCCTCCGTTTCATATAACGGAAAGCGGATCGATACCAAACTCGCAGAATACCTCCAGTCATTCAGTTACACAGATGTTGCATCGGGAGAGAGTGACAGCCTCTCCCTCAACATCAATGACAGAGACAGGAAGTGGATCAAGTCATGGTTTCCAAGCAAGGGAGACACCATGGCGGCCACGATTATCATGAAGAACTGGAGCAAAGAGGGAGATACGCAGAAATTAAACTGCGGGTCTTTTGTGATTGATGATTTCAGTTTTTCTGGGACACCAGTCAAGCTGAAACTGGAAGCATTGGCACTTCCGGCAGACAGCAGCTTCAAGGAAACACAGAGAACCAAAACATATGAGAAAACAACCTTGGAGAATATCGGACAGGAAGTCGCAAAGCGGGCGGGCATCAAACTGTACTATGAAGCACCAAGGATACCAATAGAAAAGGTGGAGCAGAGCGAGAAGGATGACTGCTCATTCTATAACGAGTTGGTAAAACTCTACGGCTTCGCCATGAAGATATATAAAAACAAAATTGTAGTATTCAACGAAGCCACCTATGAGAAAAAGAAATCAATGGCAACATTGACGGAACAGAACATAGAACCGAACTGGTCATGGAACACGAAACTGTGCAGAACCTACACCGGGGCGAAATATGAGTACACCAACAATGATAAGAACCAGACGATAAAGGTCGAGGTCGGTGGCGGAAACAGGATACTGAAGGTCACGGATGCAGCGAGCAACGCATCGGAAGCAGAGCGCATTACACTGGCAAAAATCAATGAAGCCAACAAGGGCGACACGACCATGTCGGTAATGATGACCAGAGCCAACAGGAAGATTATAGCAACTTCCTGCGTAACCCTAAAAGGCTTCGGGAAACTGGACGGCAAGTACTATGTGGAAAAGGTCACATGGGATATCGGAAGCGGATGTAAGCAGAAACTTGACCTTCGGAGAGTGGCGGATCGCTTCACGGATGCCAAATCATCGACCAAGGCTGTGGCAAAGAAGTCAAAGACGGAGACGAAGTCCTCCACAACAACTACCACGGCAACGAAATCCACAGGAACGCAGACACCAGTAAAGGGCGGAAAGTACACACTGACCACTACGAAAAAGGGTTACTACACCGCAGCCGAAGCACTGGCAGGCAAGGCAGCCGGAGGACACCCGACAGGTACAAGACGACCTGGAACATATACGATATTCAACATTTCACAGGGTATGCTGAATCTGACGACCAAGGCAGGAGTGCCGGGGTCATGGATAAACCCGAACTAAGGAGGTGGAGAGCATGGCAGCAGCGACAATCAGACTGGGGAAGATATCCTCAATCAATTACACAGCAGGGAAAGCCAGGGTGGTGTATGAGGACAGAGACGACTCCGTGACAAGCGAGCTTCCATTCCTCGCCCTGCAGTACAACATACCAAAGGTAGACGACCTCGTGGTCGTGGCTTGCTTTTCCAACGGCACGGTGTCCGGAGTAATACTCGGACCGGTGTATAACTCAGCGAACACACCACATGAGGGTGGCGCAGGCATCTTCCGACAGGAGATGAGCAACAATGTGAACGAAGCGGTCATGTCCTATTCAGAAAAGAAGCAGACAATAATCCTGCGTGCCCCGAAGATAGAATTCGAAGGGTACGGATACGAGGACAAGCCGTATGTGACACTGGAACAGATAAACGATGCGTTCTCGGACATTGATGATAACAAGACCGGGATATCCAACCTGCAGGATGACACAGCCAAGACAAAAGGAAAGCCGTCCCTGCAGGAACAGTTGGACGCATTGGAAAAAAGAGTAAAGGCACTGGGAGGTTGATGGGATGGGAAGAATAGGAAACTTTGGAAAACTGATCGTCTTTGAAACGAGCGACAGCAGAATCCTCAACTTCACAGACTACCAGAGAACCATATCGGCAAACTGGGCGAAGCATGAGCGCATCGGGAAAAAGCCGCAGTCAGAATTCCTCAACCCGGAACTGATGACCGTACAATTCAAGGTCGTACTGAACGCACAGCACGGAGTGAAGCCGTGGAGAACATTCCACGAAATCACAAAAGCAGTGCAGCAGGGAAGGGTGGAGAAACTGGTCATCGGAAACCATGCCGTAGGCTCGCATAAGTGGAAGATCATGCAGGCAACCCAGTCAAACCTTGTTGTTATGGGTACTGGGGAAATCCAGAAGATGGATGTCAATCTTTCATTGGAAGAATATCTGTAGGGAGGGCGGCGGAATGACAATAGATTTAAAACACATAACCGTAGCCTTTGACTACACAAGCGGAGACATCGCAGATATTAAAAGGTGTCTGGAATGCTTATACCAGACGGCAGAGGGAACGTGTCCGCTCGACCGGGAATTCGGTCTGAATACGGACTTTGTAGGAATGCCGATGGATGTGGCAAAGAGCCAGTTCGCAGTGGAGATCATCGACAAGACGGACCGGTACGAGCCAAGGGCAACAGTAAAAGATATCAACTTCTCATTCAATGAGGATGGGCAGTTGCAGGCGGAGGTGGTAATAACAAATGTCTGATACAATCCAAAGCGTAAAAGACCTCCCAGAGGTGTCGTTCATCGACAATGATACACTGGAAGCAATGAAAACAAGAATGGTGGCAAACTTTGAGAGCGAATGGAAGCGCATCACAGGACAGGAGATAACACTCTCTCCTTCAGATCCGAACCGCATCATGCTATATGCCATCGCACTGGAATTATACCAGGACGAACAGTACATAGACAGAGCCGGAAAGCAGGACTTAATCAAATACTCCTACGGCGAATTCCTCGACAACCTCGGAGCAGGCAGGGGAGTAACCAGAAAGCAGCCGGCCCCTGCGGAAACAACACTGAGGTTCACTCTTTCAGAGAAGCGACCTGCAGCCGTAGGCATATCGGAAGGAACAAAGGTCACGGACGGCAACCTCAACTACTTCGCCACGGTAGGATACGAGGAAATCCCCGTAGGGGAAACCTATGTAGATGTGAGGGCACTCTGCACCGAGAATGGAGTGGACGGAAACGAACTGCTGCCGGGGCAGGTCAATGTACTGGTTGATCTGATACCGTATGTGGAAAGCGTAAGCAACACGACCAAGACAAGCGGTGGAGCAGACCTCGAATCAGACGAGAGCCTTGCAGAGAGGATATTCCTCGCACCAAGCGGATACAGTGTCGCAGGACCGGACGATGCATACAAATACTGGACAAAGACCTATAGCCAAACCATCGGAGATGTAAAGGTAACCAGTCCGAACCCGGTAGAGGTAGAAATCCGTTTCATTATGACGGACGGAGAACTCCCGACCAAGACTGTCATAGACGGAGTGGCAGCATACCTGCAAGATGAAAACATCCGCCCACTTACCGACAAGGTAACCGTGCTCGCACCGGAGACGGTCAAATTCAACATTGCATTCACATACTATGTAAATTTGAGTGACCAGTCCAAGGCAGGAACGATACAGGCGGAGGTGGCACAGGCGGTGGCAGACTACATCGAATGGCAGACCAGAACCATCGGCAGAGATATCAACCCTTCAGAACTCATGAAACGGATCGTGGCAGCCGGAGCAAAGAGGGCGGAGATAACCTCCCCGGTATTTACGACCGTGCCGGATACCAGTGTCGCAAGGATAGGAACGCAGACCGTGACATACGGAGGTGTTGAGAATGATTAGTTTATATGACGGACAGATCACAGACCTCCTACCATGGAAGATAGCACAGAGCACTGAGGTGCGCTGCATATCCTACGCAGTGCAGCAGGAACACCAGAGGATGCTCCGACTGGCAGCGCATACCAGAACTATGGCAGTCATTGATGAACTGCCGGAGCGGATACTGGATGCACTGGCGGTGGAATTAAGGACACCATACTACCAGGAGAGTATGAATCTGGAAACCAAACGCAACATCATAAAGAGGACGCTCCTGTGGCATACCAAGGCAGGAACTCCGAGTGCAGTATCAGAACTGATAGAGATTGTATTCGGAGAAGGCAGGACAGAGGAATGGTTCGATTACACCGAGGGTCCATACACCCCCGGAACATTCGACATCATAACCAATGCCAGAATGACAGAGGAAATGGCAAATTACTTCCTCTCCATCATTCAGAGAGTAAAGAACACCCGCTCCCATATCCGCAGGATACTGGTGGAGCGAGAAATGGAGATGCATGAGACAGTGGCATCCGTGGTGGTCAGCAGTCCGAAAGAACAGGTGCTGAACCACCACCAGACCACAAACGATTACACCATGCAGGAGACGGCCGCATCAGCCGTAACCTCCGCACCGTCCAGAACAGTAACAAACCACCCGGAAGGACGCACTGGAGATATTGGCATGGAAGGGAACGCTGCCGCAGGTGCAGTAAGTTCCCCGCATGAGACTATCGGGAATAATGTCAACCCACGCACAGGCACGCTGTTGGGCGGTGTGAGCGGTTTTGCAGCGATAGTGGTAAGAAACACCAAGACCACAATTCTAAACGGAGCACAGCGAACACAGGCAAGCGTACACGGCACTGTGCCGAGGGTGGCAGTGGGAATGGCATCACATTCCAAAATAACAACATAAAGGAGGAACAACGATGGCAGGAGTATTCAAAGAAGCAGTGCTGACAGCCAAAGGAATCGCCCTGCTCGCCAAGGCGCAGGCAGGAAGATGCACAATCAAACTGACCAAGGCCGCAACCGGAGACGGATCATATTCAGATGGCGAAGCACTCACAAACAGAACTGCTCTCAAATCCAAGAAGCAGGAGTTCGCACTGATCACAGTGACGACCCAGAACCAGTCCAATGTATATGTGAAATTTATCATCACAAATAAGCAGGACACCGGAAACCTTAAGAATGGCTACTACGTGAAAGAGGTCGGCATTTATGCACAGGACCCGGACGAGGGGGAAATCCTCTACGCACTGGCAGTCGGAGTCGCAAACCAGTGGGATTATATGCCCGCTTACAACGACCTCCTCCCGTCCACGATTACCATGGATTTCTTGACCGAGGTCGCCAACGCAACAGATGTAACTATCGTAACACCAAACAGTATGTACCTTTACGACCAGACCACTGGGGATAAGTATGTGCTTGGTGTGGATAAAGGACTTTTATACTACGAGGAGGTAGAGGAATAATGGGAAAGACATACATCGCAGACAAGGAAACCCTCGACAAGTGCTATGCGATTTTATCCGCAGACGGAATCTATGGCTTTATTGAGCACATGGATGTTTTAAGTCCGACAGCACGAATCGAATACATCGGACAGAACAAAGACTTCACTCCGATTTCACTCAACAAGGACACCGGAACAATGACACTCAACAGTTGGGCGGACTTCCCGATCATCGTGGCAAATAAGCCGTGGATGGTAAGGGCAGACGGAACACCGGACTACAGACTGGATGAGAACGACTACACCAAGAAAGAGGACGGTACTGCTTCGGATGTTTCCAACACAAGCTACAACGGCGGAGCGTTCTCATGGCTTGCCAAGATTTACAAGCAGGAGTATATGCTCGGCAATGATCGTGTCGTTAAATTCTCCATGAGGGAAAGAGACGGATTCGAGCCTGTCGGATTTAAAGACCCGAGCAACAATGTACTGGAGGGTGTATGGATTCCGATGTTTTACGGTTCAATCCTCGGAGCAGATACCTCCACACCAAAGATGGTGTCTCTGGCAGGATTGCAGCCTTGCTACAATAACACCACGGACAAAGAGCATACCGCAATCGCAAACTTCTCAAGCCGTGCAGCATTCCTCGGTGGCGGAATCGTTCAGACAATCACTGACCTTCTGATCATGTTCGCAAAGAGCACGAACTCACAGGAAGCATACGGCTATGGAAATTCAAGCGGATACGATGCGAGCCTTGCGCCGACCAACGGAGTGAAGCAGAACGCAGTCGTAGGTGGCGGACAGTTCTACGGAACAAAGGATGCGAAGTCACTCAACAAGATCTTCCACTCCATCGTCCTTGGAACATATCAGCAGTGGATGCGTGACCCGTACACATTGCTCGTGAACGGCAGATACAAGGTCAGCAAGAACTACACCTACGATGTGACCGGAGCGAAGTACCAGGATACAGGCATCAGCCTTCCGAAGATGTTCGAGAGTGATGGAAGCACACAGAAATATGGTATTTTCTATCCGCATAAGTACCAGACTGTTCCCGGCTTCGGAGCAGTTCCGGTTCATCCGTGCAAGGGAAGCACATCCACTGGCGGCTGTGACGGATTATGGCAGAATGTCGAGATTGTGGCGGTCGCCCTTCGGTTCGGTGATTGCTACAACGGTACGTCTGCTGGTTTGCGCTGCTTGTCTGTGGCCGACGCTGCCGGGTATGCCTACTGGAACATCGGGGCCGCCGTCCTTCTTTTACCACCTGTCGGGGTCGCAGCGTAAGCAAGACACCGTGATAGGGGGTCTGGGGGTCTGCGTTAGCAGAATTCCCCCAGTGGAACAAAATCGGATTTTAATAGCGTAAGGAAGAATAACAGGGGCGCAGGACTGCGTCACCTCGGGCGGTCGCCCTTCGGTTCGGTAATTGCAACAACGGTACGAATGATGGTTTGCGCTACTTGAATGTGAACAACACTGCCGGGAATGCCAACTGGAACATCGGGGCCGCCTTATTCTATCTTAAACGGAATAACAACCCAAAGCAGTCCTGCTTCCTACACCGCTGACCTTTGAAACAAGGTTTACTCACCATTACTGGGAAGATGAGTGGAAATGAGTCCGACACAGGACGCACGGTAAAGCGGTCGCACCTGCCGTGCGTAGGAGATAGAAGAAAAAATATCTTATAGGAGTACTCAGCAGAATGCGAAAAAAACACACAGAAATCCATCTGCGTAATGAACCGGAACACGGTCACAAAGAGTACAAATATCTGTATCAACAAATGCTGAAGGATGATGTCATTCGGAAAGCATATAAGAAATTACGCAAAGGAAAAACCAAGAGAAAAGAGATCCAGTACATAGACGCACACCTCGATGATGAGGTGCAGAAAATGTACGACATGATCCTAAACACAAAGCCGGAGGGAGTGGACGTCCCACACCCGGAACTGGCATACAAACCAAAGAAAAGAACCCCGAAGATCATCTTCGAACATGGGAAAAGACGAAAAATTTATATGCCGGAAATCCATGAACAATGGCTGCACCACATCATCGTTCTGGTATTAGAGCCAATCATCACAGCCACAGCCTATCCATACTCCTGCGGTTCGTTCCCAAAGCGTGGAGCACACTACGGAAAGAGACAGATAGAGCGGTGGCTTTTGCATGACCCGAAGGGAACACGGTGCTTCGCAAAGATGGATATCCGGCACTTTTATGATAGTATCCGGCTGAAAATTCTGATGAGGGAACTGGCAATCCGAATCAAGGATGACTGGTTTTTATACATCATCGGATTATGCCTACAGGGATTTAATAAAGGAATCCCTCTCGGATTTTACATCAGCCAGTGGTTGGCAAATTATCTCTTAGAACCACTCGACCGACTGATCACAGAGGTGCTCGGTCTGCCAAAACTGCAAAGGTACATGGACGATATCGTCATGTTCGCAAGCAGCAAGAAAGTCCTCCAGAGAGCCATCGTGGAGATAAGGAAGATGCTCGGTCAGCGTTTCAGATTAAAGCTGAAGCACAACTACCAGGTATGCAAATTCTACTACGAGAAGGGCAAGAGGAAGATAGGTAGGGCACTGGACTTCATGGGTTTTATATTTTACAGAAACAAGACGCTGATCAGAAAGAACATCATGCTATCCGCAACACGGTTGGCAAAGAAGATGGAGAGGCCAAAGGAAGCAAACCGTGGATACTTTCACAGACACATCGAAGCCATGCTGTCGTACATGGGATGGTTTACCTGCACGGACACATACGACTGTTACCGGAGCAGGATAAAACCTTATATCCATGTGGGCCGGCTTAAGAAAATAATATCAAAAATCAAAAGGAGGCAGGACCATGAAGGAATGGACCAAGGAAAGATGTTCCGAGGAGCCGCAGGAGCTGCAGCTTGTGGCTGACGGCATCTACATCCAGAGAAAGAACATCGAGAAAGTGCAGCACGAAGCAACCGAGGGCATGGAAGCCTACAACGACTGGGAGTGCGATAGCAGGGAAATCACTGTATCGGAATACCAGATGTTGGAATCCATCAAGCAGATCAACACCGACAAGGCGATTGATGATTACACCGCACAGCTTATCGAGGAGGGATTGTTATAATGAGAGTATTAATCGACAGTCTGAAAAGACTTTATACCGCAGGCAGGCTGACAAAGGAACAGATCGCAGCCAGAGTGGAGAAGGGAACTATTGATGAAGCAGAGTACGAGGAAATCACAGGCGAGAAGTACAAGGCAGAAACCAAGGCAAAATAACTTCCAATGTACCCACGCACATGGGAGCAGGTACTGCCATAAGCACATGAAAGAATGTGACCTCGACTGCAAGGAAAGCGGCACCTGTGCCCACTGCACAAATTACCACATACCGATGACGCAGTACCCATGCAAGCGGTGTGAGAAATTAAATCAGAATTAAGGACCGTCCGGACAGGGCGGTCTTTTTAGAGAGGAGGTGCAGCGCATGGATGTGACAGCAATCATCGTGGCAGCGAGTATCCCATCGGCACTGACTGGCTTCTTTTTCTGGCTCATCGAGCAGAGCATACAGAAGCGTGCCGACAAGGAAAAAGCAGAGCGGGAAGAACGGCAGAAGGAAGTAGATGCCAGAGAGCAGATTCGAGAGAAGAATGAACTCTGCATCATCAACTGCGTCAATGCTTCCCTGGCACTCGGAGAAGCGACAGCCAGAGCGGTGCAGAGAATCCCGGACGCACACTGCAATGGGGATATGCACGCAGCACTCGACTACGCTCAGAAGGTCAAGCATGAGCAGAAGGACTTTCTGAACGAACAGGCACTTAAACAAATTGTATAACAGGAGGACAAAACAATGAAGAAAATCGACTGGGTAAGAAAACTCACAAGCAGAAAACTGTGGACGGCAGTGGCATCATTCGTCTCAATGATGATCCTCGCCACAGGCGGAACAGACAACACGGCAACGCAGGTAACTGCACTTATCATGGCAGGAGCGTCCGTGGTGGCTTACATCATCGGGGAAGGCTTGACCGACTCCGCCAACATCGGTGCTTCGGATGATACCGAGGAACAGTAACAGGAAACATACGCAGCAGGGCGGCCAGTAGGCTGCCCTATTTTATTACAGAAAGTGAGGAAACAGATATGACAATCAAAGGTATGGACATTTCATATTGGCAGGGCAATGTAGACTTTGCCAGAGTAGCAGCAGACGGCATCAAGTTCGCAATCCTCCGTGAAGGATACGCACAGACGGTAGACGCAAAGTTCCGCCAGTATGTGGATGGCTGCAGAAAGAATGGCATCGAGATCAAGGGAGTATGTCATTTCAGTTATGCACTCAACGCAGAACAGGCAGCGCAGGAGGCGGCATTCTGCATCAAGCAGATGGAACAGGCAGGTCTCGGAAAAGATGTGATCGTATTCTACGATTTTGAGTACGACACCGTAAAGAAAGCCAAGGCAAAGGGAGTGACCCTCGGAAAGAATGAGTGCATCGCATTCACAAAGGCATTCTGTGAGTACGTGGAAAGCCACGGATACAAGGCAGGTGTTTATTCCAACATCGACTACCACAGAAATATGTATTCGGACGAGGTGCTCTCCAAATATGTGTACTGGCTCGCAGATTACACAGGGTCTCCGGACTATGACTGCGCATTCCACCAGTACACAAGTTCTGGAACAGTAAGCGGCATCGATGGCAAGGTAGATATGGACTACTACTACGGAGAGGAAATCAAAGAGAGCCAGGGCGAGAAGAAATCCGTCACTGAGGTGGCAAAGGAAGTGCTCGCAGGAGACTGGGGAAACGGAGATGACCGCAAGAACAGGCTGGCTGCTGCCGGATATGACTACGCAACGGTGCAGGCAGAAGTGAACCGCCTTGCAGGAGTAACCTCCGCACCGAAAAAGAGCGTGGCAGAAATCGCCAGGGAAGTCATTGCAGGACAGTGGGGAAATGGCGATGACAGAAAGAACCGCATCAAGGCAGCAGGATATGACTACGATGCAGTCCAGAAAGAGGTCAATGCACAGCTTGGAGTAAAACCGCAGAAAAGCGTTACTGAGGTAGCCAAGGAAGTAATCGCAGGTAAGTGGGGCAACGGCGAAACCAGAAAGCAGAAGCTGAAGGCAGCCGGATACGACTACGCAGCCGTGCAGAAGAAGGTCAACGAACTTCTGTAATTGGCGATTGACTTATAAAAAGAGTGGAGGTATGATGTGCCGCAGAGGGGGTTCTAAAGGGGGTAAACACCCAGACGATGTGACCGACATAAATGTCGGGAGCACTGCAATGCAGAACCCGGAGCGTGGCACACCGTGACCGCCAGAATAAGACGAAAAGCAACCCAGTGGAACAAACACCCACTGGGTCTTTTTTATTGCCTAAATGGGGCGGATTTGAAAGCCAAAGAAAAAACAGGGGCAATGATTACCCCTGCGGAAAGATAAAGATTTTATAGACCTGCTCCGGGGTAAGAGAATACCTCCGGGCAATGAGACGGATATACTTCAGAGCGAATTCGCCACGACCATTCCAGATGGTGGAGAAGTTCGGAACGGACATACCAATGGCCGCAGCCAAGTCCTTATTTTTATCTCCGTGAGCACGCATGATCGGCTCAAGCAATTCTTTATTCATGAGACAACACCTCCCTGCAGGAGAACCTGCTGACATTGTCAGAGCAGGAATCCGAAATTACAAGGCGAACCAGAACATCGCCAAACTTGTCAGTAACATCGAGCACACGAACACCAGTCCCTATGCTGACCTTGCCGGAATCAGAGAACCGACATCTATCATCAACCGCCCACTCATCCACGGTAACACCGAGGTCAGTGCGGCACTTATCAATATAAATCATTTTACCAGATCCTTTCAGATTTTATCACCGGAGTTTTACCGCCGGAAATTTATCGCCGTTTTTCAAAAAGGAACAATAAGCCATGTCGCCCATCGGTCTCGCCCGACTGGAGAGAGCGTCCAGTGTTACGGTACACCAGATAAGACCTCGTGCTCGGCTACACATCACCTAACCCTTTCTCTGCAACGCAGGAAACAAAATCAACGAGTTGCGATAGGCAATCGGTAAAAACCAATAACTCCTCCTACCTTTAAGGCTTTCACATTAAAAACCAGGCAAACTTGTCAGACATCACTCAGACATGGCATTGTCCTTTGCTCCCCTCACGCTTCCGCCTTCTGGACTTGGGACCAGACATCGGTGGGTTAGAGCCGGAGCAGATGCACTGCCCCGGACGGATAGGCTACATTCTGGAAAGCAGGAGAAGCAGACCAGAAACCACGATAAGCAACTCCGCTATCCGAAAAGCCAGAACCGAAACTGAAACACATAACCGTTTCATTGACAAGACCTCCAATCGTGTGGTATATTTTGAGAAGCAAGGGAGAGAGGGGGACCCCTCCCCCAAGCCATCATCATAAGATGATGAATCGGATAACCGCTACGAGCGTTCCGATTTCCAATGCAAGCTGAGTAAGGGCTCGAACAACTTTACTCAGCTTATTTATTTTAGAAACCAAATCATCCAAATTCATCGGATACACCTCCTTCCCTTTAGGTTGTCTGTATATTACCTTGGGTTGCGGAGGTATTCAAGTCTTTTATAACCCATAAATTCAACAAAAATATAACCATAAAAGCACCACTTCTTTGTTGGTATCTTATCCTTATTTATAAGTGTTTTGTTATTGAAATTTATAACTTTAACACCGATAATAGTAGAAAGAGACAAGGAGGTGCTGCCATGCGCAGATTTAAACAGTTATCCAGAGCCGACAGGCTGAAATTAGAAGCACTGCTGAAAGCAGGACACGGCAAACAGGAAATCGCTGACCAGATAGGAGTCCATGTCAGCACCATATACCGTGAGATAAAGAGAGGAACATACACACATACCAATTCAGATCTGACAGAGGAAGAACGGTACTCCCCAGACATCGCAGAGGATAAGTATCAACAGAACCTGCGAGATAAGGGTCCAGACCTTAAGATAGGCAAAGACCACAGACTGGCAGAGTACATAGAAACAAAGATAGCAGAGGACGGATACTCACCCGGAGCAGTCCTCGGAGAAATTAAAGCCAAGGGGTTGGAGTTTGAAACAGAGATTAGCAAGCCGACCCTTTACAGTTACATCGACAAGGGGATATTCCTCACAATCACAAATAAGGAACTCCCAGTAAAAGGCAGACGGAAAAAGAAGAATAAGAAAGTACGCAGGCAGGCGAGAGCCAACGCAGGCACAAGCATAGAGAAGCGGCCAGAGGACATCGACACCAGAGAGGAATTCGGACACTGGGAGATGGACACGGTAGTAGGCAAGAGAGGGGAAAGCAAACACAGCCTTCTGGTACTGACAGAGAGAAAGACTAGGAACGAACTCATATACCTTTTATACGAGCACACGACTGAGCAGGTCTGCAAGCGACTGGATCAGTTAGAAGCGGAATGGGGAGAGCGGTTCGGACAGGTGTTCAAAACCATAACGGTGGACAATGGCTCGGAGTTCGCTGACTGGAAGGGAATGCAGCAGTCGGCAGCAGATGAGTCCGAAAAGAGAGTGACCGTGTTCTACTGCCACCCATACTGCTCCTTTGAGCGTGGCAGCAACGAAAACCAGAACCGACTGGTGCGCAGGAAGATACCAAAGGGAGAGAACTTCGATGACCGGACAGAGGACGATATCCAGAGGGTAGAGGACTGGATCAACGACTACCCAAGGGAGATGTTCGGATGGAAAACCTCCGGCGAATTGTTCCAGGAAGAACTGGCAAGACTGGCATAAATAGAGTAGAATAAGCAGAGAGTAAAACGAAAAGAGGGGTAGTCTGTGCAAATTTACCAACAAAACGCAAACAGAGTTGTGCAAAATGATGAAATGATGTTTCGCAAGTAAAGTTTTGCATTTATTGCTTGACTTTTCATATATATAAAAAATAAAAAAAGTAGTTGACGAATACATTTTTTATGCTATAATATCAAATGTGTGTAGAACAACTGCGCATTAGAATAAC